TACCCATAAAGATCATTTGCGTTGTTTCCGTCTTGACCTATGTAATGTCTGTTGGCTGAGTTTATGCCTACTGCACTAGCATAGTCCTGTGACGAATAAGTTGGTGAAGAAGCCTCTTGCCGCACCCCATTTATATAGATTCTCTGACGATCTGTGCTTGTGCTATTGCTAGAATTCATCACACACAAGAAATGATACCACGCAGTAGGATCACGCAAGACTGCTGATGTCTTTACTTGATAGGCGGGTTCTCCAACCCCGTCATCATAGTCCCGCATCTGCAACTGATTTCCAGATCCACTGAGAATCTCAATGTACCCTGTATTATTGCCATCAATACGGGACGCAAAAATGTACTGCGTTGTATTGATGCTGAATCCTTTGAGCCAAAAACTACAGGCCCAAGTCTCCTCTGTTCCAGCAACAAAAAAATCTTTATCAAGATAGTCAGCAGAGCCGTCTAGATAGATAGAGTTCTCAACGACATAACCAGATGCCGCAGACCCGAAGATCATGGCTGGTGACCATATGGGCATTATGCGAACGCCAACTGTGCGGCACCTAACTGGATAGACCCGCTTGCTTTTACCACATACGGTACAACGTCAACTGCGGATGCCGTTGACGAGAGTGTCAGTCCCGCACCACCCGCCGTCTCGTAATCAGTCCCTAACGCAAGAGTTCTTCCACCCCCACTATGAATAATGATAATAAACCCAGATTGACCAACAGCTTCAGTTGATGGATTGTCGAAGGTTACGTTGCCTGTGAAGGTCAAAACAAAGTTCTGGTACGTTTGAAAGTCCAATGTGGTATTGCCAGAGATTGAAGCTGTTTGAGTTGAACCCACCGCCGCATGACTGAACTGTGTTACTTGATCTTCATCAATCGCGAACGCCACGTTGCTACCAACCGTTGACCCTTGACCGAAGACAAGATCGTCCGCAGAGTCGTCCAAGCCTATGTAGAAGTCTTGAGCATTTCCATCAAAAACAAACTTTGTGTCTTCGGCGGTCCCATCTCCAATGGTGACGGCAGCGGCTGGGAACACTACGGCTTGGTTCTCATCAATTGAGATTGCCGGTGTGGTGCCAACCGTAGATCCAAGACCTATAACAAGGTCATCCGCAGAGTCATCTAGACCTATGTAGTAATCTTGAGCGTTACCATCAAAGACAATCTTGGTATCAACCTCCGCGCCGTCACCAATCGTAACAGCATCATCGTCTATCGTCATAACACCGCTCGTTCCAACAGTAGAGCCCACGCCGACCACCAACTTGTCGGCGCTGTCGTCTAGGCCCACGTAGAAGTCTTTTGCGTTGCCGTCAAAAACAAGTTTTGTGTCTTCAGCCGTGCCGTCACCTATGGTTACCGCCGCCGCTGGGAACACCACAGCTTGGTTTTCATCTATGGATACGGCTGGCGTTGTGCCGACAACGGAACCTGAACCGATTACAAGATCGTCCGCAGAGTCATCCAGGCCAATGTAAAAGTCCTGTGCGTTTCCATCAAAAACAATTTTAGTGTCCTCGGCAGTGCCGTCACCTATCCGCAGAGCATCCGACACATACAAACTTGCAAACGCATCCGTGACTGCTGCTCCAGATCCCGCGCCATCACAAAAGACAACTGCCGTGTGACCATTCGGTATGGTTATGTTCGCGCCAGATCCTTGCGATATGATCACAGAGTACGGCCCACTAGAACCAGAGTCCGTCGTCGCGTTGATAAAGATAAAATATGCTGTCGTTGTATTTGGAGCTACAGTAACCGTATTGTTAGCACCAAGCGCCCCTGTAAACTTTATCACACGAAACATGCCATCTTGAAGGTTCTCTGTTCCAGCGTCGGGAGACGCCTCTCGAACCGTTAGCGTGTGCGTAGTGCCGGTTAACCCAACAGCCTTGAATGACGCTATGCGGTCTAAAAGGTCCAAGTTGTGGTTGGTGGTCGTCCCCCATGCTCCAGACTGTTCACCAGAGCCAATTTTCTCAATGCCAAAGTTCGTTGTAAATGAAGATGCCATCGTACCGTCCTTATGCTGCTATCTGTGTCCAGTTGGGCGTCTGAGACGCATCAATCTCGCTGAAGTTTGAGGTCTGAGAGTTATCTATGCTACTCCATACTACCGCATTACTAACCAGACCAGCAGCAGAAACTCCTTCTACAGAAAAACTAAAGTTGACTTGAGCCGAACCTATACTAGTTGCGGCAGAAATTCCAGATGGAGAAAGAATGGAATTTGTTATTAACGTTGGACTACCCACCGCGCTGGCAGCGGATACGCCCGTTACACTTACGTTTGATACACCTGTCGCAGTTGCCGTTCCTATCGCGCTGGCGGCAGAAACACCCGTTACACTGATTGATACGGGAAGACTTACCGTAGCGGTGCCTATTGCACTGGCGGCAGAAACACCTGTAACCTCAACCGGAGATGGACTGTTCCAAGCTCCAGAGTTCCAAGCGCCTCTATTCCATCCAGTGATCGATGTCATCAACTAATCCTGATAATTGCGTTATTCGCATCATTAGCGGGATATTGAATGGTAAAATCACCCGCACTGGAAGACTTGTCGCCACCAAAGTTAATGACCGCTACTGCTGGATCTGCTGCGTGATTAGTGGTGGAGCCTGTGCCTGCGGAAGAAAGTGTCGAATTATAAATCAAAGCTCCCCTGGCACTTGAAATCGTAGAAGACGAAAACGTAGTGTCCGCGAAATCTACGAAAGCTGTGGGAACAGCAGAACTGTTATCGGCAAGTCCGATGGTCACACTAGACAACGTGGCACCTCCCGCAGAGTAGTTCGTGCCAGATACCTCGTTACTGGTAGTGTACCCAGTAGTATCGGCATCAATAGACGCACTATTCGTAAACATTGCCACTTTAAAAGTGTCCGCAGATATCGTACTAGACGCTCTAGTATGAGCAGTTAAACGATGTATCCCAGCAAGTATCTCACGTTTGAAGGTTCCGCACATTGCGGATGAGCCAATAGCCATCACAGCCTCCTTATAATCTCAGCCATGTCCTCATGGCCCTGTTGTTTCATCAGAGCCCAAATCGTAGTCCTCTCGCTCTGCGCCATTCTCTCCATGTAGAAGATCAGTATCTCTTTCAATCGCTCCCGGTGCGCCAAGGCTTGTTCTTTGATAACAGGCGGCGCTGTATCAGAAACAACCATAATCTTATTCATAGCCATTTCAGCCATCTCTTCAGGCGAATGACCTCTGTTCGTAGAGGTAAAAACGAACGGGCTTGCGATCTCGGTTGTCGAATCACTATCGAACATTACTGAACATCCCGCCGTAGACGATCATACCGATACTGATCTCTGGTCTGGAGCCCCTCACCCAGGTTCTTTATCCACTGTAGGGACTCTTGAAACCTAGTGTTGTAAAGCTGCAACAAGTCCGCTTCACCTTTCATGAACGTGTACGCCTCTACTAAGCTTCCGTATAAAAGGGCAAGCTCGGCATTGTTGCCTAGGTAACTTGTTCCGTCTCCGGAGGCTGTTATCGAAACAGGACGGAAAAAGTAATGAAGTTCTACATTATAGTTTGCATCTGGCGTCGGAGATAAAAGAAAGCTCTGATCATTCCAATCTGCATAATACAATGGCAATCCAGTGGTGGCTGGATTAGGGTTGTAGTCCTGCAAAAAAGTAACCTGTTTATATAAAAGAAATTTGTTCTCAGAACTGCTGATCACACTCAGAGAGTTCTGCGCCAAAAAATCACTAGGTTTGGACAAGTATTTGTTGCCAGATGTTGTCACGCCGGACGCATTCTTCCTGAATACATCAAGCTGCGCCTCTTTAAGGATCCTCTCCTCTGCATTCAGAATAAACCTGCTTAACTGACTAACGAATGTTGTCTCCGTGTTTTGCGTGTAATCCTGTATCGCTGTCTTTAATGTAGTAAACGTATAAGCCATGTCATGCACTCACTGTAACAGGACCGGCAGATGCCGTTCCACCTCCACCCGTCGTATTACCAGATGTCGCGGTCTCACTGCCCGCAGAAAATGTGTATGTATCATCACTTACTTTCGTAATCGAATAGCCGGATGCCGATTGTATGTTGGATGAAGTAAATCCGTCGAAAGCCTCTACGGAACGAAACCTAACTGTGTCCCCTGTTGAGCGACCATGGCTAATCTCTGTGACTGTAATCGTTGAGGTTCCGCTACCTGCCGATTTAAACGGATTAAACTTTAATAGAACAGTCACGGCGGGCTCTGTTCTATCGGGTCTGGCATCCCTTAATGCTTGCGGATCTGCTGGAGATCTTACAACCTCTAATTGAGGTTGTTTAGCTTCAAACTCATCTTTCCCGACAAGCATACCGGTCCATTCTTTCCGCATATCTTTAAGCCTATACGCGAATCCAGAACGATCCGAGATGCCCATGGCATACTTATTGGAAGCATACCTAGCCATCAAGATACCGCACTTACAAAAGTGTATGAAGGCACAAGATTTATGTTTGCCTTGTCTCTATCTTCGTCTGCGGCTCTTTGAAACTCTTCTTCATAAAGTCCTTTTAAAATCTGAATCCTGTCAGGAGCCCTTTTTAAAGCCATGTAATAAGCCAGACCTGCGGTTAAACATGGATAAAATCTAAAAGGAACATCCACAGTATTTATGGAGGCGTCCGCGTCATCTATCCGAACTAGACGATCATATATGAATATGTCCGTGCTATTTTCAGGCGTCGGCCAAACTTTAACCACGGGAGTTATCTGTCGGTCTACATAGAATTGTGTTGGTCGTCCCGTAGTAGATTTATTGGCTATAGTAAGATAGTCATCTCTACTAACCCTTGTTATGGATATATCAGAATCACTGCGCCTGACTACACCAGATAGAATGTCTACGGTGGACTGAGCGTCTTCAAGAGATGCTGTAGAAGTGGT